GATATTGTTTCGACAGGATCAATTATAGGTTCCTCTTCTTTTATAATTGAAAGAGAGTTTATCTTTTCATCAAATAATCCTTCTAATTCATGTGCTGTATCAGCTCTATACCTATGATTTTTAAGCTTATTCCAAGCTTCATCAGAGATAATATTCGGAATAGAAGTGTCATCCATTTGAGCTTCCATATATCTAATATCTAAATCGCTCGTAGCTACGCCTAAAAGAACATTTAACTGTTCTTCTTGCTTAACTTTGGTCATTGCATTAAACATTTGAGCAAATATCTTCCATAAATCAGGTGATGTTGATTCCATTCCATGACGCATAATACGTTCAAATTGTTGTCCTCTTACTAAATCAATACCATCCTTAAATTGTAAATCATATTCATTTCCAGTTTTATATAATGTAACTTGTTTTTCTGGATAATCATCATCATCGATTTGCGCGACCATTTTCTTTTCCTTCAATTCCATATCCAATAATAATTGCATCAATTCTCGTCTTTCATTGTAATTGAAAGTATCTAATATAGTTGTGAATTTAGCTTGTGATCTTCCGTTATTTTGTTGATTTATACTAATTTGTAATTGTTCTTGAAAAACTTTTTCAACATTTCGTTGAATAGCAAGAATTTTTCTAATATCAAAGGATAATTTTATTCGACCAATCCAATTTAGAAAGGCATCTTGTCCAAGAGGTGTATTTAATCCATTCAAATAACCTTTTATATTCTTTTTAATATCATTGACTATTTCATTTTTCTGGGATCTTAACCATTGTAAAGCCCAGTCATCAAATGTATCATTTATACTTAGAATTTCAAATTTTTCATCATCCATTTGTGCTTCAAGAGCTCTATCATATAATTCTACTTTAACACGACGATATTCAACATCTGCGTGATTTGAATAGTCAGGATACATCAATGAGAAACAGTAATCATAATTAAATAATGCTTGAGTTTTGATATTATATCCTGATGAATTAAGATCGCGACAATATTTCACAAATAATTTGCGATATTTCGTAAAATCTTCTACGCCATAATTAGTTAATTCTAATAATGTAGTATTAAAACGATTCATCTGATCTTCCATATCAGTTATATCTCCATCACACCAACGTGGTATTTCCAAAATAACTTTTCGATCTAATTGTGCCAACATAAGATCATATTTAGGATGTTTGACAAATTTTCGTTTAAGAAATGTTGTTTCATGGTCTAGATAAAATTCTTTCAATGGGGCATGTTTATCAGCAGATGTATAAGACATACCTAAAGTAGCAACTAAATCAGCAAAACTCTTATTATTATATAAATGTATAATATGTTCATGTATTGATTCATAATTATCATCTCCATAAAAGATACTATCAACATATTTAGAAAATTGTGATATATCTAATTTTGTTAATTTTATAAATGCATACCGAGTAAGAAACATGTTAACAATACAATTTAAAATTGTTGTTAATACAATCCCTGAAGGATTTCCTTGTAACATCATAACAACAAATGTCTCGATAACATGATATGTGTTAACGCATGTAGCAATGAGTGTTCTACGTATTTGAGCATTCTCTGGTCCATCATCGTACCAAGCATTTGCAACATCAGCTACAGACATGCACATTTGTTGTGCAAGTGTAGAATCATATTTTGCAAAGTCTCCATTCTTTTTCTTCTTTGAAGTTGCTCTTTGTCGTTTATATAATTGTGTCCAATCATAACTAGTGGCATTTATTCCAATTGCAATTTCGCCAGTTTTATAGCTAGTATGACAATGTCCGATAAAAGCACCAAAATATTTGCGCATAGCAATAGTTAAATCCATAGGTCCAATTTGAAATAATCGTGTTTTTCCTTCAGTTACTTTATCTATATCTCGACGTTCATCTTTCAATGTGTCAGCGAATAAAGTATCAGATATTAAACCATCAGCAGCATCTTTAATTCGCCTATCGACAATATTTTTAAGACCTGCACTTTCTTTATAAACATATGATTTGCTTCCATCTTTATTTTCAATTGTGTCAAACCAAGGTAATTTTCCATTGGAATTATTGTGTATCGTGTAAGGTAAACCAGGTGAAGTACTCATATCCAATTGTTTTAATCCTTCAACTCCGTTAATAGCTTCAAAATCAGTTAATACACGACGTAATTTTGTGTCATCATACACCGATTTCCATGTTTCAATAGAATCAGACATATGTGTAACAACGAGATCGTAATCCTTTTGTGATACCATTTGTGAATAACATGATATTTTTTCCAAAGCTTTAAACAAAGGAGATATTAAATTTCCCTGAGAATCATAAAAGGGAGCTAATGCAGCAGGTGCTTGCATAGTAGGTCCCACATCCTTTTCCATTTGATCAAATACCAAACTTTTTTGTACTTTACTTTTACGTGGTACATTAACACGAATTCTCTTATCTTTTCCATTAGAATCTATTGTTTTAGTTTGTCCAACAACAGTTAAACCAATTTCTTTAAGTTTCATACAGGTATTATTTAAAGGATCATCAATTTCAGCTTGCATAAGTTCACTTTCTGGTGATACTGTTATTATTTTATCTCCAGCAGTTTCTTGAAAGAACTCAAATGCTTCATCAATATCTTCACTAAATACCATGGCAGCAGCTCCAGCTCCATTAGAAGCAGCAACGTGCATACCCATAATCTTTTTGGCATTCATTTTAGAGTCAGTATTCATAAATAACATTCCACAATCTCCAGCCATAGTATGACAATTTTCATAGTAATATGACATTGGTAAATAATATTCTCTTGATGGTATTGTAGCTTGTATTTCATCGATTATTTTTTCATTAGTGCTATACATAGCTGAATAAACAGCTGGATTAGTAACATTTAATACTAATGGTTCACTATTTATAACTCCTGAAAATTTTTTAGAACGCATTCCATATAAATACGATCCAACTAAATTTGGTTCGTCATCGTCAGATATAAAAAAACGTCTAATATCTTTCATAGCACACATATTTTTTACACGAAAGAAACAAATATCTTTCGAATGTTCATGTTCGGGTAAATAAGCTACAATTGTATCTAATTCGACACATGTGTTTTTATTAGCGCTCCAATATAATCTTAACCGAATATTAAATGGATTGTTTTTTACTTTACCATTGGAATCCATTAATAATTCTTGTCCGTATCTATCATAAAATACTCCAATATAATCATCAATTCGATGCCAATAATGTCGTGGCAACATAAATACATTACCTCCAACACATAAACAATGCATATAAACTTCTAATTGTTTATATTCAATTCCATCTAATGTATATTCCATACGTAAAGTACAAAAGTTAGGTTTAATAACACTTTCAATGCATACATTCTGGTCATCATATATTTGAGCTCCTCTAGTAAGTCGTTTTACTTCAGAATTTCGATTACGTACGATTTTATTGCGTTTCTTCTTTTTATTAGAATTTCCTTCGCTCGTTTGAGCTTCACCCCTTTTAAAATCAATTAAAGGTGTTAATGGTCTCGTCGGAAAAAATTGTGCAACAAATCTTGCCCATATTGACATAATGGCAAAACATCCAATAGCTCCAGTAATAATACGGACTATAGGTATTTCATTGATTAAGTACTTACATTCATCAACGAATGTTCTCCAAACATTTTTTGCTGTTGTAGGTGCGACAATTGGTTGTCCACTTCGTACATAATATATATGTAATATATTAGCATATACTTTATCAA